AGCTTCAAACGGAGGGTGGTGTGGACGAGGTTGGTTGGTTTTCGGTATGGTCTGGGGGTGGTTGTTGTTGTGACGTTGGGGGTTGTGGCGGGGTTGGGGCTGGTTGTGGGCGGGTTTGTGTGGGTTGCCCGTCTGTTGTTGGGGGTTGTTGACCGTCAGATGGTGTTGACTCGCGAGTTGTTGTTGCCGCAGCCGCAGCCTGAGCCGTTGCCTGAGGTGCAGTCGGCGCCGATGTTGTCGCGTATGCCTGTTGTGGATCCGACTGACGGGTTGATCCCTGATTTTGGTGGGGGTGCCGGGTTGGCGTCGGCGTTCCCGAATGTGGATCCGTGGCTGATTGGTGAGCAGGAGCTACCGGAAACGATTGATGAGGTGGTTATGGACCCGGATGGGCCTGAGGTGATGTTGCCGGATGGGACGTGGGTGCCGTTGATGGAGGCGGGGCGGGATGATCCGGCCCCGGATGAGCCGTGACGCAGCCGTATCCGTTTCCTGCTGCTGACGCGAACCCTGCGGAGGCGCGTTACATGGACGCAGAGGTGGTTCCGTACACTGACGCTGACGTTGACGATCTGGTTGGTTGTTTCCTTGCTGCGATCTCGGATGCGAAATACGACCGGTCCGGCACTTTTCGTGTCACATTGGATGTTCCGTTTGATGTGATTGGCGATCCGACAGAGTTGATGCGGTCACAAGGAATGATGCTGGTATGGGAAGCCCGGAAACTGATGTGAGCGACGACGACGACCTCAACATGTTGCGGCGCAACGTGTTGTTGTTGGCGCAGGAAACAATCGCACGGCTGCTTTCGGATTTGCGTTACGGGTCGATCACGCAACGAAACAACGCTGTCCGTATCGTGTCCCCCCATCTGCTCCGTATGCTTGACGCCACCGGGCAGGAAGACCAGTTGGAAACGTTGAAAGAAGCTGTGACCGGGCTGATGCAGGATGTGCGGTCAACAAACCCGTGAACCTGTATCCGATCCTGAACCGGCTCAAAATCCAAGACCGGGACACCGGGCTGATCGCCCCATGGGACATCAACTGGGCGCAACGCGAATACATCGACGAGTTCCACAACCAGTGGAACCGGGGGAAACCCGTTCGGATCATCGTGTTGAAAGCCCGACAGTTGGGGATTTCCACCGCCACACAGGGCATGGGTTTCGGATTGTGTTTCGTGATGCCCGACACACAAGAACTTACCGTCGCCCACGAAATGGATTCATCCGAACACATTCTCGGGATGACCCACCGATATTGGGACACATTCGATTTCCGTGACCTGTACACCGCAAAGTACGCGTCACGGAAACACATCGAATGGATCGAAACACGATCATCAATCAGGGTGGTCACCGCAAAAAACACGCGTGCAGGCCGTGGCCGAACCGTCCGATTTCTTCACGCATCCGAAGTCGCGTTCTGGGATGACGCCGAAACCCTCATGTTGGGGTTGAGGCAGACCGTCCCGAACGCACGCGAAACCGCGATCATTCTTGAATCCACAGCGAACGGTGTCGGCAACTGGTTTTACGACCAGTGGAACGCCGCTGTGTCCAACGAATCCGAATACATCCCCCTGTTTTTTCCGTGGTGGCGGCACCCCCAGTACACCGGGTCGGCAGCAAACCTTCCCCCAGCGAAACCGCCGTTCAACGACGAAGAAGACGCGTTGCGGGCCATCATCCCCCGCCATGAGTTCGAAGACCGGATCGCGTGGCGACGGTGGGGGGTGAGGAACCTTGCCGGTGGCGACATCCACATGTTCCATCAGGAATATCCGGCGACACCAGAGGAATCGTTTATCGCATCCGGTTTGAACGTGTTTCCTCTCCCCCACCTCAACGCCTGCTACAAACGCGAACAGGGGCGTCCCGGCAGACTGGTTCGTGACGCGAACACGCGTGGCGGGATCAGGTTCCAAGACGACGTGTCAGGTCCGCTCACCATCTACCGGTGGCCGTCATCCGACACTGATTGGGGTCGTTACATGATTGGTGGCGACCCGACCGGCACAATCCGCGGTGATTTCGGGTGCATGCAGGTGATCAACCGGCGTAACAACGAACAGGTTGCCGTGTACCGGGGCAGGTTGGATCCGCTGTCGATGGCCGAAGAAATGGCGAAACTAGGGTCGTATTACAACAACGCTGAGCTTGTCCCTGAAACAACCGGCCCCGGTCAAGGTACGATCGGGCGGCTCATCCAAATGGAATATCAGCCGATTTTCCGGTCGCCGTGGGCTGACAAACAGCCGGGGATCCTGTCGAACACCTACGGGTGGAACACAACGTTCAAAACAAAAGAATGGGCGATCGGGCATCTGTTGAAACTGATTGTCGACAACGACATCACCATCCATGATCCTGCGACGTACAGCGAAATGCGGGATTATGTGACGTTGGAAGGCGGCGGGTACGGGCCTGCATCCGAAAAGGGGCATGATGATACGGTTATGGCGTTGGCGATCGGGACGGTCGCAGCAGCGGTTTCGTCCCCGATGTCGCCATTCGGAGAGAATCAGGTCACGCCGCTGCTTCCGAAACGTCGCGCCACAGAAACCCAAGCCCTAGACCCAGACTTTTGGGACACAATCATTCACGGGGGTGCATGATGCCACTATTCGACCCGGACACCGGCAAACTCATCGACCGGACCGCACTCAAATCCATTCGCTTCGGAAACGTCTACCACGGCGACTGGAACCCAGCCACCGGCACCTACACATCCGGTGTCAAAGACATGACCAACCAACTCAAATCCCAATCCGACAGCATGTCCGAACGAATGGGATTCGAAGTCAACTACCAGCTTGCAGACACAGGCGACAAAAAAACTCTCGGTATCACCGACGACGAGTAGGATCCAACCATGGCTGACGTGCAGATGATCCCCCCTCCACCACCCCCGGTGGGGACCGCACGCTCCCGCGTCAAAGCCAAAGACGGCGCACCCTCCCCAGCCAACCAAAAATACTACGCGTCGAAACTCGCAAACCGTGGCGTACGCGCCGACTTTGCGCTCCCCGACGAACCAACCATGGAGGAGCAGCGGCTCGCCGCGCTCATCCAACAGCTGTTCTCCACTGCCCGCACCCACCGCCGATCCCGCGTCCAAGAATGGCGGCGCTGGGATCAACTGCTCGAAAACCGGACGTGGCTCGGTGGACGGCCCGCCTACCTGCCCGCCCCCGAAGTCCCTGAACTGTATTCAATTCTCGCGACTGTTGTCGCGTACATCACCGACTCACGGCCATCCGCAGAGTTCGCACCTGCCGCACTCCCCGGATCCTCCAACTTCGATTTCTGGCAGGAAATCTGTTGGGATTTGCAGACCGTCACCGAGTCCGTCATGCACGCCGACCGAACCGAGAAACAGTTCGAACGGCTCGCATGGGACGCCTACACCTACGGGACTGGCATCCTCAAATCCACATGGGATCAGGCGTTGGACGGTGGCCTCGGCAACGTCGCCATCAACCGCGTCAACCCATACAACTTCTACCCGGACCCTGCCGCATCCGACGAAACCGACGGCTCGTACTACATCGAAGTGCGATCCATGTCAATGCAAGAACTGGACCGCCGGTTCCCCGGTGCCGCCCGGAAACTCATGCCGACATCCATCGGCCACGACGACCCGTACGACCCTGACTCGCCACGCCCCACCCTCCCACGCGCGAACCCCGGTGCGATCACCGGCACCTCCCATCTCGGCCAAACCGCCCCGTCCACCTCCCCGAACTACGGTCTCCCCGGACAGGCACGCGAAACATCCCCGATCGACGACACCGAAGTGACCGTTGTCGAAGCATGGATCCGACAGCACGAACACGTCGAAGCGATCAGCGAAGACCAGTTCCTCCCCAAATCCACTGTTGAAACATGGCGGTGTGTGGTTGTCGTCGGGAACCGTGTCCTGTTGGACTGCGACGCCACCGACCTGTACGGCCACCCCGACCACCCGTACTCCCGGTTTGTTCACCACGAAACCCGTGGCGCGTTTTGGGGGCAGTCAATGGTTGGGCTGCTCGCATCATTGCAGCTGTCGTTGAACCGGGCGTACGCGGCGATCCAACACAACCTTGACCTGCACGGCAACCCGGTGCTGAAAGAAACAGCGCGCGCGAACATCGAACGTACGATGATTACGAACCGGCCCGGACAGCGGCTCCGACTTGGGGACGGCGGCGATGTCGAATGGCTGTCCCCACCGCCGATCCACCCGTTGCATCTGGAAATGATCCAGCAGTACATCGGGGAAATGGAACGGGTTTCCGGGTTGAACGCGATCGCCCGAGGCGGCACCCCAACCGGACGCAACTCGTCCGACGTAATGAACGCCGTTCAGGAATCAGGGTTTGTGCGGATCCGCATGGCGCTACGAAACCTTGAATACACCTGCCGGAACGCGTTCACAAAAGCCGGACAGCTGATCGTGTCGAACTACACGATCCCCCGTGTCATCGCGATCGTCGGAGAATCCGGGGAACGAACCAGCCTGTCGATCCGCTCCCGGCATTTCACCATGCCAACATCCAACGGGGCGATCCCACTTCGCTTCCAGATCCTCGTCAACGCCGGAGCCGGTCTCCCCATCTCCCGCAGCGCCCAACTGGAAGAAGCAAACTTCCTGTTTTCCGTCAACGCGATCGACCGGCAGGCACTCCTCCAAGCACACCGGTTCCCGAACTGGCGGCAAATTGAGGAACGGATGATGATGCTAGACCAAGCCGGTTTGGCTGCCATGCAAGAAACCGGGCAAAGGCAGGCGACACGATGAGTGTCACATTGAATGACGCAGGCGCGAACGTGCCGTGGCGTGTCCGACGAAAAACAGACTGGAACAAACAGTTCATCATCAAACAGCAAGGCGAACCTGTTGACATCACCGGTCACACGTTCGAAGCAAAAGTTGTTGCCAGCGAAACCAACAACACAACCGTCATCGTCAACCTTGCGCCAGTGATCCACTCCGCTGAAGACGGTGCCGTTCGTATCGCTGTCCCGGCAACATCAACGACGCTCACCCCCGGAACCTACTGGTGGTATCTGAAATGGACTGACACCACCAACAGCGATGTGATCGCGTTGATGTCAGGCCCGTTCACCATCGAGGCGTACCCGTGATCTCCGTTGAAGTTTCCACCCCAAACAGCGTGTCTGTCGACGATGTTGTCAACCGTGTCGAAGTCGACATCGTAACAACCGGTGTTGGCGGCACAGGCGGCGGTGGAAGCAACATTCCTGACCTGCACGCCGCGTCACACCAAGACGGTGGCACCGACGAAATTGCGTTGGACGCGTCACAAATCACCACAGGTCTCGTCCCAACCGCACGCCTCGCAACCGGCACCGCGAACATCACCAAATTTCTTCGCGGCGACCAAACATGGCAGACGATCAGCACCGGAGCCAGCGATCACGGGGCGCTCACCGGTCTTGCCGACGACGACCATTTGCAATACGCGCTCGCTCAAACCGGCGAACTCATCAGTTCCAACACGACACTCACCGGTCTTCCGCGTGGAATCAGTTTGGCTACAGGGGTGACAACACTGACGTTTCCGTCAACTCTGTCAGCAAACAACTACGGGCGTATTTGGACCATCACCAATCTGACAGGTGGAAATGTCACGCTCAACGCCGGAACCTCAGGCGCGTTGTTCAACGCGACTGATTCAACATTCACACTTCGCGAAGGCAGATCCGCGCAGATTGTGTTGGTTAACATTACTGGGCTTGGCAATTTGTGGGGTTTCAACGTATTTGGTCCCTCGTTTGCTGTCGGGGGGGCGATCGGGGCAGCCGATGTTCTCGCCGGATCAAACATCACTGTCACCCCGTCAGGCGACGACCAGCAGGTCACTGTCGCGTTGTCGTCAACCGCTGAACTACCTGTCTACATCCCTGTCAAAAACACATCTGGGGTGACAATCAACAAAGGCGCTCCGGTCTACGCCACAGGGTCAGTCGGTGCCTCCGGTGCGGTACAGGTTGCTGCCGCCGACGCTGACGACCCGGCCAAAATGCCTGCCATCGGGTTGCTCGCACAGCAGCTTGCAGACAACGCGACAGGAGAATGTGTTGTTGTTGGCATGTTGCGCGGTGTAAATACCGGCAGTTACAACATCAACGACCCGTTGTATGTTTCGACGACAGCAGGCCAGTTGACTGGAACAAAACCGACCGGCACGTCGGAACTCATCCAGAACATTGGGAGAGTTGTTCGCGTCAACAACTCCTCAGGCGAAATCGTTGTTTTAGGGCCGGGACGCACGAACGATGTGCCGAACGCCATCGACGCCGGAAAGCTCACCACCGGCACCGTCGCCACGGCACGCCTCGCATCGGGCACGGCGAACAGCTCCAGCTATCTGCGGGGCGATCAGACGTGGGCGACGATCACCGCCGGGGACGTGGTCGGCCCAGCGTCCAGCGTCGATGGCCGCGTCGCCCTGTTCGACGGGACGACCGGCAAGCTGCTAAAGCAGTCGTCGGCGGCGCTGGCACCGATCGCGACTTCGGGTTCGGCGTCGGACCTCTCGACCGGGACGGTGCCGTCGGCGCGTCTGGCGTTGCCGTTGCGGCGGCTGGCTGCGTCGAGCATCAGTTACACGTCGCCCACTGAGCTGTTCGGGACGCCGCCGACGGACATTCAGGGCAACGTCACGACCTCGGCGCTCGCAGCGGGGACGATGCGGCTCGGTCCGTGCGACATCGCAGGCGGGCCGACGCTCGCGTCGATCGCGTTCGAGGTGTCGGCCTCGGGGCTCAATGCGGGCCAGTCGGTGCAAATCGGCTGTTACGCACGCGCCAGCACGGGTCTGCCGACCGGCACGCCCGTGTGGACGCTCACGCAGACGGTCGGCACCACGACCGGCACCTACGTCGTGTCTACGACGAACACGCTGCCTGAGAACGGATGCTGGCTTGCGCTCCTCAACCCGTCTGGGAACGCTGGCACCGTCACCATCTACATCTACCAGCCGACAGGTCCGTATCTGTTGGCTCTGCGATCGCTCACGACCCGGCCTGCGTTGATCTCCACCACGGGCATCTCGTCGCTGCCTGACGTGTCGTCGTACACGGTGTCCAACGCAGCCAGCGCTGGCGTGTGGAGTGTGAGTCAGCAGGGCGTCCTGTTCATGTTGAGGTGATGACGATGAGCTACACGGTCGGACAGGACAACGGTGACGGCACCGGACAGGTGCTGCACTTCGACGGCGACGGGACGCTGGTGCGCACCGAGATGCTGACCGGCCTGCCGGTCGTCCCGCCGTTTCCGCCGCTTGACGCCACTGGGGCGCTCGCGACGCTCCTCGTCGTCGAGGGCGTCCTGGACATCGACGACGCCGCGCACAGTGTCGGCACGACCGGCGAGCATCTCGTCCACGAGGCGACCGCCTGGGGGGTCGGGTGACATGGACTACGCCGTGCCGATCCTCGTGGCAGCGATCGCAGCGGCAGCGTCCGTCGCCGCGGCGTGGATCAGCTCACGCACCCGACGGGAGAACGCATCGCAGCACGGCGAGTCTCAGCGTCTGCTGGTGAACCTCGCCGACAAGGTCGACGGCCACGGCCAGAAGCTCGACCAGGTCGCCGACCGGGTGGAGTCGGTCGCCGCACGCGTCGACCACGCCCACTCAAGGATCGACAACCACAAGCGGAGGTGGTTCCGGTGAGCAAGTTCCAGCGTGACCTGATCGAGCGTGTCGCCCGGACAGCGATCCAGGCGGCGATCGCCGTGGCCGTCGTCCACCTGTCCGACCCGAACTTCACGATCGACAGTCTGCAGGGCGTCGCCGTGGCAGCGGTCGCAGCCGGACTGTCGGCCGGGATGGCGCTGATCGGGAAGACCATCGGCGATCCCGACTCGGGTAGCTGGGAGTCCTGACGTGGCGTACATCACCCGCGCCGAGTGGGGCGCTCGCCCGCCAAAGTCCCGGCAGACGATCAGCCGGTCGGAGGGCATGTTCACGCACTACACCGCGGGGCCGCGGGCGGCGACCCGTGCCGCCGGCGTCGCCCAAGTGCGTGGCATCCAGGCGTTCCACATGGGGCCACAGCGCGACTGGGCTGACATCGGCTACAGCTTTCTCGTTGACGACGAGGGCAACATCTACGAGGGCCGCGGTTGGGGTGTCGCCGGCGGGCACACGGCGAACTGGAACTCGAAGTCGCACGCCGTGTGCGCCATCCTCAACGACGGCCAGCATCCGACCCCGCAGATGCTCGCCGCGTTGCGCTTCGTCCACGACGAACACGACCGCCGGTACGGCAGCGGGTTCCACCGTTCGCACCGGGACGTGAACCCCACGTCGTGTCCGGGCGACATCCTCCACGGCTGGATGCAGGCCGGGATGCCGGTCGC